CTGCTGATATCTCGGATCTAGCACCGCGTCTTAATAAAATTTTTACATTTGTTGCCATTTCTTAAACTCCCATTATTACATGTATTTATCAAAATACACTTGGACCTTATTTGCCCACAATCTTGCATAACGTTCATACTCGTCACTTTCAACAACAAATTCTTGATAGTTACCCATATTATCTGCTTCTTCATCCCAACCAATCATCATTATAACAATTGTTTTGATATCAGTGCCATATATTTCATTATGGGCTTCGGCGTAAGCCGCACCTTGTAAGAAGTAATCATCAATCCACTGTCGCTTCTTTGGTTTGCGAGTCGTCTTAAAATCAATGATTGCTTGTTTACCTTTCCATACACCAACACAATCAGTTGTGCCTGCATACAGACCAGGATAATACAGTGGAACTTCTGTTCCCCATACTTCATCTAAATTTGATAAGCCTTGTTCAATGACAATTTCTGATAACTCTCTTGCCATTTGATGAATGAGATTTGTACCGCCAGGTCTATCTTCTTCTAAGATGAATTTTTCTAAATGTAAGTGAACTTGTGTTCCTATACCAACAGCAAGACGTACAATTCTATCTGCTTCTTCATTTCCGACACGTTTGCGCCATTCAAATAATGCAGTTTTATCTTTTAATGCATCTAATATTGTTGTAACACTTGGCAAAGACTGCCCGCCAGGCGTTTGATAATGGCGACTGCCTTTGATATTTACTCGTTCTAGGGGATTATATGTGAATTTTTCTTTAAGCATAGCATAAGTATACTACACTTTGACTTAAAAATCAAGTGATTTATAAATTTTCTTTAACTTCTGCGATTAGTCTTGCTTTGGTGCGCCTACGGTCTAATTGAATTCCAAGATTTTCTTCAGCCCATTCGTCAATTTGCTTTTTAGTCATTGATTCGAAATCTACTTCTGGTAACTCTGCAAGTTCTTCAATTGTTGAAACTGTCTCACCTACTGCGATTGTTACGATTTCACTCGTTGCTATTACATTTTGCAAATCTCTTTCTTCGTTTTGTGCAACACGATGCATAAATTCACGATGTCTTTTTGCATCTTGAATTTCTTTTCTAATTTCTTTCTTTGCTGGAGAAAGTCCTTCAAATGCGTCATCATCTGGATTTTTCTTTAAATCTTCGACAAGTTTTTTCATCTCTTCTTTAGAGATAGTTTTTGTTTCGCCTCTAACTATTAATGCCATTATTTCACCTTCTTTTTTGCTGTTTTAACTGCTAATTTGTGTACTGAATCTTTGCCAGCCTTGTCACTTTTATTCAGTCTGTGTTCTAACTCTATCGTATCTACTGTAACCTTTGATATATACTTACTATTTGCTAATAAATCAACCATTGATTCAGCATCTACCGTATATCCCATTCCTATTAACTCACGGACCATCATGTCCATAGTAACTGAAGGAATATCATTTGCCTTTAATGAAATGAGATAGGCATTGATGTCACCCATTAACTGTGCATCATAATTTGCCTTCTCTTGTAAGAGTAGACGAATATTCATATTAGGCTCTTTCTTCTCTGCCTAACGGATTTGATTCTTCACCTGATGCTGATTCATCACCACCAATGTCTGCTGTGATATCATCTTCTAGGTCTGCACCCATATCGCCACCAAGTTCAACATCACTCATGTCATCAGCCATTTTTTCGCCTGATAGTACAAGTGTAGCATCTGCTACTGCATCTTTGGCAGAACGTGCTTGTCCTAGTAAACCATTAATTGCATCATCAACTTGACCTTTAAACGTTGCCGCTTGTTCTGGTCCATGTGAATATGCCATTTCGTCTGCTAGTGGACCAATTTGGTCGTTTTGAATCTTGCCTAACTTTTCAATAACATCTTGCAATTCATCAACAATGCCTCTGGCAGCCATTGTAATTTCTGCTTCTGCGGCATCAACTTCAAGTAGAGCATTTAATTGCTCATGTAAAGTTTTTTCTAATTCTGTTCTTTCCATTTTATTTCCTCAATTATAATATATTACATTCCGTAGTATTCGGTTTCTTTTTCCCAATTAGAATGTATGTCTACAAGTTTTTCCTTAATTCTCATTAAGTCGCCAACTCCTGCTCGTTCTTCAAATCCCCTTAAAAATTTATCACTATTCTCACTTCTGTATTGTATCGCATAATCTAGGGCTTCCATAGCACTTTCAATACGACCTAGAGCAACAGCCAATTGAGAGTCATTTTTCCATTTATAATGGTCAGGACCTTTTTCTTCATCTTCTTCTAAAGATTCTGATTGACTTGCACCACCTGATACTAAATCAAACTCCATTTCATCTACTGTATAACCTATAACCCATTTGTCATCACTCATACTTAGTGAGATATATAACAAGTCAATTTTTTTGGCATCACCTAATGGTTCTATGATGTATCCTACAAATCCGGGTTGGTCAACTATATCATTAACTATTGTACTCAATCTAGCACGAGAGTTAAATTTCATTTGAAGTCCTCTTTCGTAATCATCATCAGATTTCAAATCTCTTATTTCTTTTTTATATTTGCTTTTAAAATCAGCAAGGCTATTAGCCAATACATGCCTTTTATCCGCCTTCTCCTTATATGGAACTACTCCAAATCCTAAAATCTTAATTTCGTTTCCTTCACCGAAAGGATTTTCTCCTCTTTTGAATCCATTTCTAACAGCCCCAGGTCCCTTTGCAAGAAGTGTTACTATATCGCCAGTCTTAAGTTTGGCCATACTGACCTTGTTAGTTGCTTCTTCTAAAGATTCTTCACTGCTGGGTTCCTCACCATGTGCTTTTAATAATGAAGTAATTGTTTCAATCATTAACATATTTTCTACATATTTCGCACTCATGTAGTTGTCTTTTAATTCAAGTTGTTCTGCCTGAAGTGATTTTCTTGCTTCTTGTAATGTATCGAAATCACCTTCAACTTCATAGCCGAAGTTTTTCTTCAGATATTCATTCATTCGTGAAGATATGCTAACTTCAGTCGAATTAAAGAAACTTGTTGTATGTAAATTCATATTAATTATCCCAGTATACTGTATATTACATGTATTTATCTTTTTAATACACAAATATAATATTTAAAAAATTATATCTTCGTAAAGATTTGTAATTTTTTTCTTGGCTCTACCTGCTTCATTTTTTGATTGGGAAAATCTTGCTTGGGCAATATCCATTCTGCCACCATTATTTTCACGTTTGGCAACTTGATATGAATGTTTATGTTGAATTGCTCCAATATAATGACGTTCAAATAATTCATTTATTCTAATTATATCAGTAATTTCTGGAGAATTAATTGGTTTATCTTCATTAAGATATTTGGCAATACAACAAACTGATTCATATAATTGTATATCTTCAAACAATATACTATTGCTACGGCGGTCAATTATGTTATATCTATCTTCGTCATTTTTTTCTACTGAAAATGCGCCTACATTGACTCCTTTTTCAGTTCTAGTGGATTCACTAATTGTCGTTTTGACTTTAGCCGCAACATTTGAAGTTGCTTTTTCAAATCCTTTAATGATTTTTGACATTGCATCTATATCTGAACGTTTTACGCCAGAAGTGACATCTACAGGAGATGTGTCGCCTTGTTTAGTTGTTTCTGTGAGTTTAGTTGGTTTTTTGCCTTCCATGACTTTCATCAGATTCGACATTAAATCTATATCTTTTTTGGTTGGTGCAGACATCTGAGACTCCTAGTTGTTAAACAGTTTTATATCCTCGTAAAGTAGGAACTAACACACCTTTGTATGATAATCCCTCTGCCAGTCTCATTTCTCTACCTGACAGTTGCGATTCATTCACATAATCTCCCTCGGAGAAGTATTTGGTAATCAAATCTTCTTCTTCCTCTGTAATCATTACGTATAACCCACCTAATATTTCTTTTAATTTCATTCTTGTTCTTGTTGTAATCTTTGTTGTTGCTTTCTTAATCTATTAAGTAAATTTCTAAACTGTATTCTAGTATCTGGACTTCCTGCCAGATTGTCTAAATTCTGTGCTTGATATGCCATAGCCCTACGCTGAATAGGAGTCAATGGTTTACCCTGTTCTGCTTTGTCCATTGCATCTGCTGTCTGTGCCGCTGTTGCTCCGCCTAAGTTGTCTCTTCCAAGACGTTGCATTGCTTGAATTCTTGCCGATTTAATTTTACCCATTGTCGCATTATCCATCGGTGCTGTTGCCCCTACCGGTTCGTCCACTTCTACATCTGCATCTGCATCTACATATGCGTCACCGCCTTCTGCATCTGGACCTTGTGAGCCTGTGCTATATGCTTCACTTAGTTTTTTCCATTCTTCATATGACAAATATATATCTGTATCTGGATCTAAATACTTTCCTTCTTTCGGGTCGTAGTATACTACTTTACCTGATTTTGTCATAATAGGACCTTCTAGTCCATCACGTGATTCATATTTTTCTCTGTCTAAACGTGGAAGTGTATGTTTAAGTGTGTGTGCTTTGGCTAAATCTCTCTTTGTACCCTCATCAACATCATCAATGGGAGAATGTACCAATCCCAGAAGACGTTCAATAGAGAGTTTGTCTTTATTTTCTACTGCATTCATCACAAAAATATAATCAGAAAATGTCAATGTTTTTAGTCTTTTCTGTACGCCTTCTACTGAAGCACCAATAAGACTAGCAATATCTTGTATTCTATCTTCCATACCTTCTTTAAACATTGTTTTTTCTATTTCATTCTTTAATGACATTATATTCTCCGTTATCTTCTATTTAGAGTTTTTAATCTTTTACTGGCTGGATTCATTCTACGAGTCATCTTAGCCTTACGTTTCATTCTTGCACCCATTTTTGCTTTTGTTCTTGCTAATGTGAAACGTTTCTTCATATTAACTGGTTTAAAACATGCGCCAGGTGTTGATACTGTTTTACCCTTAAGTCTTCCAGAACCACATCTATATTTACGAATAATCGTTCTTCCCTTTCTAGCATATACTAACTTTGCTTCATATATCTCTTCTTGGACAAGTTCATTAAATAACATTGTAATTACTCTTAAAATATTTTAAAAAATTGTGCAAATATGGCAATCAACATGGTAGAAAACAAAGTTGATGCTGTCCATATCAACATTCTCTTTATTTCAGTAAAACCTTTATCCATCTCTTTTTCATTCTTGTCAATCTTATCATTAATATCTTTTAATGACTTATTAAAATGATGGTATCTTTCATAGCATACAGCCACGTGAGTTTCCAAACTCTCCGCTTCTAAGTGTGCTAATCTTGGTTCTTTATCAGCCATAAAATCTCCTCAAATAAAATTAATTTCTAATTGTATTTATCTTCCTCAGTATGTTATTTATCTTCAAGTAAAACTAAAAAAGAGGACAAATTGCCCCCCTCTTTAATTAATTAATTAATTAATTAGTCTCTTTGATATCTATCTGCGTACTTATGACTAAGATCTCTCTTAGTAGTATACGTTGTTCGACCCAATCTCTTGCCAATGGCTTTACCTGCTTGGTGGGCGGCGATAACTGCGCCGACTTGTACTATTGGCTTATCCCACATCTTTTTCTTATCATCTTTTTTGTCGTCAACCGCATAATTACCACGTTTTTGTAATTTTAGAAGTGCTGGAAATATTTCTGCAAGTCTTGCCTTTCTACGGAACCATTGAACTAATCGTGTTACTACTAATGCTCTCTGATTTTGACTTAAATTATCCCAATCTCCAACTAATCTGCGAACTGATTTTAACATGCCGTCTTGGACGTTAAGATTTCTCTGATAACGTAATAAATATCTTTGTTCAAATGATGAATCGCTTCTATTGTTTGAATAATGAAGTAAAAATCTTAAAATATCGGCTTTATGTAACGAAAGTCTTTCTTTTGCTATCTCATCTTTTTCATCATCACCGATATCATTATCTTTGCCCATCAAACGATTAAGAGCCATATACATATCCGTTCCATTTGTTCTGAAATAATCAAAATTTCTATAAACCATAGTACGTGATGCTACGTCAGATGCCAATGGGGCAAAATCATAATCTTTATTAAATATATTCAATACAAGAAAGTGGACAAAAACTAAATCACTCGCGTCATCTATATTGACATCATTGGCCATCTTTTTAGTTCTGAATAATCTACTTTCAGACAATGTATTTACAAGTTGTAACTTTTCTCTATATTGTTCCATCTATTTTCTTTCCATTTCTTCTAACATTTTTGCATTTTCAAAAGTTTTTTCACTTGAATATGTAGTAAAAACTCCTGGTATAATCATATGTACGATTAATGCTAAAACCATCTTTAAACACTCTATCATAAACATAAATGCAAAGATAAAATGTTCCCAATAAGTCATATCATTATCAATAAGGTGTTTTTTAGACTCCTTAAACATAACTCCCCCCCTCATCTCTTAATCTAATTGTATTTATCTCTCAGCGCCATTCCTACATCTCTTACTATTGGGATGTCTTTTACATCTAAACGAACTATGACTCATGTGTTTCTTAGATGCTACTGCTTTACGAGTATTTTCATTTCTTTTTATTTGTACAAATGGTACTGCTCTTTTGCCCATCCAAGTTCTCCTATAATTACTTGCACTAATTAAGTGATACTGGTTATCTCTCTTGCCTCATGTTCGCTGCCGTGAATCCTGCTCTGTTCACTAGTTTCACGTCTTTATCTATTACATATCCTTCCCCGCCCTTTTCGCCATTTGTGATGGCTTCTATATCTGCTGGTTGAGAATCTAACGTTTTTATAATCTTATTCTTTGTAGTCATAACACCTTTGATGAATGTAAATATTGCTTCAAAGCCATCACTGTTTTGTTGAATCCATTGAACCACTCGTTCTTTCTTAGGTCCACTTAGTTTTGAGATTTCAACCCATTGACTAAAATTTGTTCCTAGTTTATCTAGGTTGCCTGCTTTTACACTATTATTAATATAAGTGTAAAGAATATTACCAAAGTCTGCCATTTTTAATTCGGGTGGTACTGCTAGTAATGTATCAATTGATTTAGCATTTGCTGTTAAATAATTTTCTAATCTGTCTACTTCTGGAAGGTCAACGCCAGGAGAGTGAGTAACATATACTGGTGGCATAATAAATGTTTTACCACCTCTAAGTTGCCCCATATCTACACTATTTTTATTTCCTTCTAAGTCAATAGACTGATGTACTACAATACCGACATCAAACTTTGTAATCTTTTGACCAATATCACTTTTAGCATCTACTGAATATGTAGTTACGTTTGGTTTAAATGTAAGTCTGCCATTTTTTGACAGTGGAGTAGAGAACCACAATAAATCACCATGTAAGTATCCTCTAAAGTCGTCAGGTATAACACTTTCTACAGTGTTCCATATGTTCTTCATCTTTGATGCAAAATCTCGTCTACTATCATCTATCTCACCTTTGGCTCTACCTAGAAACATTTTCTCTAAATCATCGCCACTTGTAACTTTTCCGTTATAACCTTTTGCAGTAAATCCACTTTTATCGGTTAATACGAATTCTCCGTTTGCATTTCTACCAAAGATAACGGCTGGTGAGCCATCCCATTTGATGCTGATTGATTTTGGTGAAGATTCTACTTGATGTAGTTTTTGAATTGCGTATTTTCCACCATTAGAGCCATCCCATATAATCAAGTCTTCTAAGTGTTGAATTCTTGCTCCATTATCTGCCTCTTTAATAGCGGCGTCAATAAGTTCTTTCATTCTCTTATGAAAGCCAATTTGTACATTACGAGGTTTTCTAGGTCCTCTGAATCTACGTTCTCGTCCTTTCCATAAATTAAGTTCTTTAATCTTCATATCATTCCTTGCCGTATGGAGACTCGCCTGTTAATCTAGGACGAGCAAACCAAAGTCTAAACCAATCATCTGTTCCTGGTTCTATTTTATGCTTCTTTTGATACTTAGATTTAGCAGTTCCTATATAAGAAATATTTTCTTGTGGTTCATCTTTTGGTTGATATGGTTTATAGATGCCCGCAAGAACTTTTAATTCTTTTAACTGTTGCTCAAGTGTCATTTTTTCGTTTCGCATGAGTTATTCCTCGTTTGAACTTTCTCATGTCACCACTACGTATGCTATTAACAAGACGTTTAGTTAAATCTAATGCAACTTCCTCATCAAATTCACGATGTATGAATTCAATTAAATTTATTGCGCCAGAAATTATATGTTCGCCTTTTTGTTCGACAAATCTTTCTGGCTCATTTTTAGAAATCGCCATCGAGTTTAACTCTTCAAATAGACTTCTACGAGGTTTTCTAGTCATAAAATTGTTCTCCAAGAGATAATTTCTCTATTATCAGTATTTATCAATTATCATCAAATGGATTAGATTTTTTTGACTTTACCATAGCCCGAAGATTTATGGCTGACTCTGATTTCTCTGGTGGAATAGCGGATGTAGTGTCATCAGAGCCTGTAATGGTACTTTTTCTTTTTAATGTGTTCATCACCTTTGAAGTTTGTGAGTCTTGAGTTCCGACTGCCAAATCATCATCATCTAAATCTGAATCACTAATTCTTAGACTATCTCTATCAAATACGAGATTTATTTTAGAACCAACACCACTTGAACTTCGTGTTTTCAATAATTGGAGTTGATATTGGCCGCGTTCTCTCATTGCATTACTTGTAAAGATACCAATAACATTGTCAGCAGTTTGAATTTTAGAGATACCACCAGCAATATGAGAGTGGTCAAACTCAATTTCTTCGACTGCTGAACGATTTAATTGTGATGCTGTAACAAATACTGTCTGTGTTTCCATAGAAAAGTTACGCATTTCTTCTGTAACATACTTATCTTTAATAAACAAATCGCCAGGATTAACCTTCTTAGTTGCTGGCATAACAAGGTCTAAATAATCGATACATACACAATCAACTACTTTGCCTGTAACGATTTGAAGTTCTTTCAAATACGAACGTACATCATTAATTGTTGAACCAGATGGCATATATTTAATTCTAAGCATTCCAGATTTCTTACCAACTGTTCTAACTTGCAATTCAACATCATCTAGTTCTTTAAAAATACGTCTGGTGCTACGGTCAGTTACCATTGCGTCAATACGCATCGCCGACAACTCTTCCGATAATTCTAAGGTAATATAAACGACATTCATTCCCATCTGTGCCCAATTCAATGACATATTCTGCATGAATAATGATTTACCTGAACCAGAGCCACCAGCAAAGATAGTTACTTCACCTCGATTAATACCACCATAAAGTTTATCATCTAAATCTTTCCAACCTGTAGTAACTTGTCCATTATTATCTTTTAAATTCTCAAGGCGTTTTCTTGGGTTATCAAAATAATCTGTACCTAATGACCTAGTTAAACCAATCTGAACTGCATCTTTGATAGTTGTTTCTACTTCACCGTATTTACCCTCTTCAAGTAAATCTGCACTATTGACGATTGCTCGTTCAATTGCTTTATGTCTACAGAATGTTTCAAACTCATCTATAAACCAGTCACTATGTTGTTCTACACTATCAAGTAACTCTATTACCTGCCCAGTTTCTGCTTTTATCTGCTCAACTGTTGGCATAGTCTGATATTCATTACTATACGAAATAAGAAATTTTACAACATCTCGGACTTCTCTATCAAAGTGACGGTCATCAATAATCCCCATGATTCTAGTGAATAACTGAGGATCGGTCAGCATGAACTGAACGAATAATTTCTGCATATCTGCGGAATAATTTTTGACTTCTGACATTTATTTCTCTGGAGTTATTACTCTATTATACAAAATTATTACCATTTTGTCAATACTAATATGTTTCAACTATTATATCTGCAATACCATGTTTGACTGCCTCTTCTGGAGTCAACCAATGGTCTGTTTTTGGTGCTAACATATGTTTACGAACGTATGCTTGTTTCTTTCCTGTACATTTTATATAATGTTCAAGAAGTTTCTGATTCGTCCATTCCATATGAGATTGTGCATCTAGCATATCGTGATATTGACCACGAGTCCCACCACTAAATTCATGCGACATCACTGCTGTATTTTGTGTTAGATAACGATGTCCTTTCTTACCAGCCATCATAAGCATAACACCACAGGACGCAATTGAGCCCATTCCGTATGTGTATACTGGAATTCGTGACTGTTTTACAACATCAATTAAATGCATACAACTATCAACAAATCCACCTGGACTATTAATATACAAATGAATAATTTCTGGTGCCTCTTTTTCTGGCATTAAATTATACTCCATAATCATCTTAACTAATGGCATACAATTTTCCTGATTAAATTCTTTATCCATATGCAAGATACCATTATCCCTTAGAAACTCGCCTGGCGGCTTTGGTAGAGGCGGTGGCATTGGCATTGGTGGCGGTGGTGGCGCTTCTGGCATTTCTTTAGGTTTCGGTATTATATTCTGTTTAATATCTATATCTTTTTCCATTATTTCTCCTACGCTTTTTAGTGCGGTCGTTTGGGTCACCCGCTACCTTGAGTTTGATTACGTTACATTATACGTGTTTTCACACTTATTTTCGTTTTATTACTTATACGGCCATCAACAATTGATTTTAACGTATATAATTTTCCATATTCTTTTACTGAATCTGCCGCATCTTTAATATGTTCTTCCCAGATTGGAAATGAAACACTCCAACCATTTTCTTGTGCCTGATATATTAGTTTCTTTCCTGCACTATCTTTATCAGGACACACAATTACTTCCCCTTTAAACTGATTAATATAATCAATTTGTTTTTGTGATGCTTCATTACTCATTATTGCAATACAATCTAAGACTGCCGCATCAATCGTTCCTTCAACTACAATTAAAAACTCTTTATCTTCTCTTATTTTATCAGAATTATATAAAAAATTCTTTGGTTGTTTCGTCATATATTTAGATTCTGACTTACCTGTAAAATCTCTTCCTGTATAACCTACAACTCTGTCACCTTGTGTGAACGGAAATATAACACGATTCTTAAATCCAAATGCACTGCTCCAATATGTATCAACAAAGTCATATAAACCTCTGTCTAAAAGATATTTAGCAGCCATAATCGCGCCTTCTGGTGGAGATTCTTTATTTATTATATCATCTAACAATTCTGAGTTCTCGGGCAATTTCATACCGGGAAATGATGGAATTCTTGTCGTTTGAGTCTTTGATGCAAATACCCAAGGACCCTCTGATAACTCTTTATCTCGTATACTTTCAATTTGCAATCTTTTTATTTCACTTTCAGCAACACCTAATAATCTCATAAACTTAACAAAATTCTTGTTTATAACGTGACCTTTTCTGTGAGATGCTGTAATACCACAATTAAAACAATGATATGATATTAAATCACCCTCTGTCTTCAATCCACCTCTCATTCTTGTATCGCCACGAGATTCTCCCTGGTCGATACAGCACGGACAATTAAAACTCAGCCAACCGCCTGAACTTTGTCTTGTCTTACCGGGAATAAATTGATAAACCGTTTGTTGAAGTTCCATACAGTTATAATACTATAATGGAAGCAAAAAGTCAAGTGATTATATGATTAGTTTCTCATCATAATTTTATCTACAGTGCCAGTTGCTGTATTAAGATGTGTAACTCTCATCCAATTAACGTTGGCTTGTACGACATATCCTTGAACTCCAGTTTCGTTATTAATTGTAATATCTGGATCATACATAAGTCTTGGAGTTAAATCAAACCAATCTTGGTCTGCTGTACTAGGTTGTTCACTCAAGTCACCTTCTATTTTTATAACTCCTGTAAATCCGTTATAATATACAGCAAATGTATGTATTGATTTTGATTTAATAGTGTTACCAGCACCATCAAATACTGTTGAGATAAATCTAGTACCATCATCAAAGAACGTTGCTGTTTCCTGTGAGTTTTCGAACTCAGGATAAACATCATCTAATACTTCAAGAACACCATGAGCATTGTCATTTGTGTCAGTGTAAATTATTTGCTCTACGCCATCTTCGACTGTGTACATGGCGAACTGATAAAATCCCTCTGGAAGTAATATAGTATCTGAAGTTGGGATTTCTAACATTGCCATCCCTTTCGTTGCATTCGTTACTGTCAAATATCGAAACAGAACATTTTCTCTCGATTCTCTGTCATACATTTTCCATATAACAGTTTTATTTGTAAGGTCTATTGACTTTCTGTCTGTGTCCCTAAATTTAAATCTAAGAGTATTGTCGATACCCTTATGTAGTTTGTGTGCGTTATCATACATTGGCATATTCCCCAGGTATTGAGTCATAGTTGTATTGTTGTCAGCGTCCAAGACAACAACTTCTATTTCTCGTTGGTATTGGTATAAGTTAAAATTTATCATAGTAGTATTTATCTATCTATTCTATTCTACTAAATAATACTATGAAGAGAATAATATCATTTGGGTGCAGTTTAACTTCCTATCATAATTGGAAATATCTAGTAAGAAATACTCCTGTTACTACCATCAAAAGACGTTGTGAAATGTGGGGATATGATGAATGGACCAAAGATGAGATTAATATGTTTGATTATTCCATTGCTGGAAATGGTAATGACCTTCAACATATACAGTATGTAAACGCAGAATACACTGGAAACATACTGAAAGATGATATTATTTTATGGCAAATTTCTTGTCCTAGGCGAATAGCAGGGGTTAACCAAAATAAAAATGATAATATAATTAAAAATATTTTTACTAACAAATATATGAGTCTTTGTAATTATTCTATCGGAATGGGTAACCCTTATTATAACGAATATTTAAGAAGATTAAAAGAATACTTTCCACAAACTACTACATATAATACAGTTTGGCAACTCAATGGGGTAAAAAGAAACAACAACAAGTTATTAGTAATGTTTGGTTGGGATTCTTGTTTTGAAAATGAAGAAAAGTACAGAATTATGGAGTTTTTTAAAAAACACGGTATAGATTACATAGAGGAATCAATTCTTCAATGGTCGCAAAGACATAACTTTCATAACGAAAAAGACGAGGATATTCATCCTTCACAAGAGGGCTTTAAATCATTTACAGAAGATTGTCTTCTATCCAAGTTAAAGGAATTAAAATGGCTTTAATTCTTCCAAGGGGTGAATTTTTAGATTGATAAATATATTCTATGATAGACGAAGATAAGATACAATGGCTACAAGATAACTATCCTTTCTTTTCCTGTGTTAAATATGGAAACAAAAAAGAATATACAGAATACCTTGGAATCATCATCAACAGCGACTCCACAATAACATCAATGTATAACTTTGAAATGATTAATGATGCGGAAGCAAGAAAACATTTCATAGAACTTGGTGAACAATGGTGGTGGGAATCGAACAGATTAATTCCTATAAATCTATTTCTAAAAACACAGATAGAGCCATTCAGAGGATGTATTCTAAATATGAATTCAAAAGATTGTGAAGTGCTATGGGGACCAGAAACGAGTTTGATGAATATTATTCAAAAGAGAATTAAACGGCGTTCTGTTCAACTTGTTCGCAAAATAGATTAAGTTGTACAACAATACTTACTGCATATGCAATCGCATGTGCTTTTTTAAAATAATAAGAACCATCGGTTGGTTTCACCCAAACTTCTTTTTTAATTTTTTCTTTACTCTCGTTTAAGAGAGGTCTTTTTGCTGGTCGAATGATTGCCAGAACTTCTGCTAATTCTACAATGTTTGTTGGTTTCAAAACATTCAATACATTAATATGATTATGAACATGTGCTAGATTTTTAACAACATCTTCGTGTTGTAATAAATCCCATATAGGTTCTTGAGTCGTTAAACTGTCGAGATGGTCTTCGTCACGCACACCTTCATACAAACTATTATTAAGAAAATCTAACTTAAAATATCCACGGTCTTCTGCTTCTTTATAATCAATTGATGAAAGACCGGTTAACTGGTCACACGGAATAGATTGAAGATACACTCCACTATTATGCTTGTCGTATGTATCATCTTTTTTCTTAATAATCGCAGGGATATGTTTGAAGTGAATCAATAACGATTCTCTGTCAATCACATCAATATCAATATCAGTTTTTACTATATTCATTTCCATACTAAAGTAAACATTGCCGCATCATTTTCATCTTCAAAATATATTTTATTGGCTTTTCCTATAATATATAATTTGCTACAATTATCATCACACCAATCTACTAATTCTCCCAGACGACCTGCTCCTTTTACTAATGGAGTTACTTCGTAATCTACATTGTCAGAAGAAATAAAAGTCCATTCTAAGTATTCCTCATTGTCAAAATCTGATAGAAATCGTCTTTTAGGTTTCTTCGGATTTACAATAGAACGAAGCCTCGCTAGTCTTTCTTGTGTTCTTTTGGGATTTCGTCTTATTAATTCTCCCACGGGAACTCCACCCAGATGTCTTCTTCGTCTAAGTCAATTTCATCATTACTATAGTCCATTGGTACTTTAGAATTTGGGTTATCAATCAAAGATGCAAATCTTATATTATTATGCCAGGCGGTATCACCAGAAGAAATACCTGGAACACTTAGTTGCCAATCATCCATAATCCAACTTATTGCGTCTCCACCTCGATTAATATCGTCAATGATTAGAATTTTTTTCTTCTCTATCAATGCCTCTTCTGCCATCCAACAATTAGATTCTGTATTCGCATCTAGTCCATCAGATTCTAGTTGAACACATAACGTATGCATCGGAATTTCAGTAATATGTGAAAGAAGAACTGCTGGAATAAGTCCGCCTCGAGTGATTCCCACGATGTAATCTGGACGCCATTCGTCTTTAAACATTTGCATTGCAATTGAACTAACCGCTTCTTGTACTCCATCCCAAGTGTATTTTCTATTCTTCATGTCATTTGCTCCGAATCTGGTCCGTCTAACAACGCCTCTGCGGCCTTATATTGACTGTATATGTCTTGTAATACTTCATATTTCTTTAACATCTCTTTGTCTGGTACTAAAATTGAAAGACGATTTTCTATAGTTTTCAATCTATCGTTGATTGATTTAAATGCCTCTTGGTCGTTATCTTCACTAGGGTCGCCCCACACATCATCTAAAGTTATAGTAGTATTAGAGTAAGTATTGTCCCATACTGCATCATATTCTGTATCATTCATTTTCGTCATTCTCCACTTTCTGTACCGTCCAAGTTCCATCTAGATTCTCTATCCATTCTAACTCATCATCTTCAGACCAACCTAACTCGTCTAATGCCGTCTGGGGTAGTTCTAAATATAGTTCTCCAGTATCTGGATCTTTCTGTATTACTAGATTACCAGTTTTTTGTGTTTCTCTTTTAGTTGCCATTATATTTCTGCCTTTTTTAATATCATTTTTACAAATTGCACATCCTCTCGTCTAGTTTCAAATTTTCTTGTCCAGAATGAGGGTTCTAAATACTCATTAATCATAATTAGTTCTTGGTCAGAAAAACTATCAATTAGTTCTGCACCCGAGTCGCAATTAAAAATTACCCAAGGACTAAGTCGGCCCGATGTAATATAATGTATTGCTAACGGTTTACTAACTTCTTTAAAAAATCCATTAAACGGTCTGCCATAATCTGTCCCCCATTTTTGCATTAACAATATACTACGTTCTACTGCTCTGTCGGCTGTTTCTTTTCTATTTAATTCTTGTATATACGTTTCATATACAGAATCTGAACACCATCTATCTAATTTTACACTATTTCGTATAACAAAGTCAATAAAATCTTCAGGATTTACTGCATTTATGTTGATTATATGCATTCCAAACTTGGTAAACCCCAAATAAAACTTACTTTTTGCAAAATCATCAAATGTTCTTCCACCAACTGCTTGTGTTAATTCATAAAATCTACTATAGGCATGAAACGCAAGTCTTGAATACTTTTCGTCTTTATTCATATAGCGTCTTTTAGGTTCACAAACATGAATCATTATAGTCCTTTCAGACTTAAACTGTGCGCCGCAATATTGACATTCAAACATTTATTTTTTCTTCTTCCTTTTTATTTTCTTTTTGTCAAAAATTTCACTAATCTCTTTATCAGTCATACCCATATCACCTGCCATTTGTTTCAAATCTGAAACATCGTTCATTTTTTGAAACAGTTCTATCTCATCACCATTCATGGTAGGATATGTTTTTGATACGAACTGTGAAATCGTATCTGTTTTTATCTTCGCATTTGGTGGTTTAATCCACTCATGATATTGTTTTTTACCTGTACCCGTCAAACACATTAACTTCCAAACTAATTCATCATGCTTATAGATATCACCATAATATTTGTTCACAAACTCATTTGTATTGAGCAACAATTCTTCTTTATCTTTTCCCGTAGTTGAACTCGCATAACGCAAGAACAACCAACTACCCCATGCTTTCTTTTTCTCATCATCAAGGTTAGCATACCAATTAAAATCTTTTCTATCGATTGCATTTAATACATCATTTAATGGTAACTTAGCCGCCATGTTTATAATACCTTCCGCCATGAACTAATAAAAAGTTCTGAGCATATTGTTCTTCCTCAAAATAAAAAGAATCACCATTCTCGTCTGATACTACTGTCCATTCCGACAATGGAAGATGATCCGAACACCACTGATACGCCTCATCGCCTTTCTTATATGAATCAATGACTACTCTATGTCCATTATTACTATCAGAAAAAATCATAACTACTCATTTGGTCTGGAATTCGATTTAAGTCTTTTACAAAATATGCACATTTTGGATTATCTCCGTATTCAATAGGTATCGCAAGAATATGTCCGTATTTCAACTTAGGAAAAAACCATTTCACGTCTGCGAATACATTATTAACTTTTATTGGTTGCCAATCCATTGTATACCCTTTTAATGGATTTGTCAATAGCGTATCAAACTTGCGTTCATTGATACTTGTCAATGGGATAAATTCTAATAGTCCAAGTTCGGCTTCACCAATCAAAATATTCCAATCAATCGGCATTTCAATGTTATATGGTCCAAGACTAAGACTCATACTAGGCGCACTAAATGTTTCTATAAAAACTAAAGGAATAAAAAAGAAATCTGGGTCATCTTTATCAGTTACATCCATCACACAATATCGAATATCGTCTATTTCTTCTGGTAGACTATTCATTTCGAAACATCTGTTTTCTGGTGTTAATATTTTCATTTAGTTTCCTTTATTTTATTAATATGTTACCTTGTCTATTGTAAATGGGTATGACGCTTCTTTGTAATATTTTTTTCGTTGTGTTAAATGTCTTTTTGAATACTTACATCGACTAGTCACATCCCATATTTGCACGAAATCTTTATCTTTAGCAATTCTAACTCCACGACCAATCGACTGAATAACTCTGACAAACGACTTACCTGGTTCTAATAACACTAAATTAAATATACGAGGAATGTTAATTCCAACAGAAGCCACTCCATAAGTAGCAATAGTAACTGTATTTGTTCCTTCGTTTATATCATTGTATGCATTCTTCCTATCTACGACCTTCATTGCACCTTGTACAAATTCAGCATCTGGAATCAATTCTTGTAATTCTTTTCCGTTCTTTATTCTATTCGTTAGAACTAGAGTGTTGCCAGTAACAGAAATATTTTTAATTCTATTAGCGATAAAATCTAATCTCTTTTTATCTTCAAGCAAGTATGTCATTTCATTTTGATAATTAGTATAACTTGCAGTCTCCTGTGTTTGTATAATATTAACGTGGCAATTTGCTAAGATTCCCTTGTCCTGTAATTCTTTTGCTGATAGTTTGTTTATTACATTACCAATTGAACTCCGCAAACTAGCAGATTCCCAATCACTCTTTGGAATAGTACCAGTCAATCCCCACCGAATAGGCACATTAGCAAACACACTTGTCAATAAATCTTTCAACACATCTGCTTTTGCTTGATGTGTTTCATCAACAATAACACAACATACGTCCTCGATAAATTCCTGAATGTTTGCTTCACCTTTCTTAGTTTTCTTCATTAATGAATTCAAACTCTGCCAAGTACAAATTGTATGTGTCTTTCCAATATCCTTTTTGTCTCCAAAGTACACACCAACATCTAATCCGCAGTTACTGTAATCTTCTTCTGTCTGTCTTACTAAGTCTTTGTTTGGAACAATGATTATTGACCTACCATACTTCTCTACTACCTTACTCATAGTCGCAGTCATAATCGTCTTACCAGCGCCTGTGGCTATCTCCTGAAGACATTGTGGGGCAGATATGAACTGATTGATTACTTCTACTTGGTAATCTCTTAATAGTATCTGTTCGCCTGCATGTATATGTCCTTCTGGCCAAACAACTCCTTTCCAAAAATCTTCGGCAACAAGTTCGAATTCCATTTCTTCATTTTTACGCCTATCATCAATCGTTATTTCATAACCTTGTTCAATGATTACAGGCAATACATCATCTAGTAAATTTAAGAAAGTTCTTCCACCGACATCGCAAAAACGAATTGTTCCATCCCATCTACCTAGTTTATACGCAGGCATATGAAAGGCATGTGGTAAGAAAAATTTCAGTTTATCACTACACTTTCTGCGTGTTGCCGGGTCAAGTCCTTCTAACTTTACGTTTACTTCGTCCTTGATTATAATTGTACATTTATTCATTTATTACATTATTCTCAACATATGTGTTAGTATAACATATTCTGACACAAAATACAAGTGATTTTAGTCTCAGATGTAAAAAAACGGCAGTAAAATTTCTCTTACTGCCGCCGGGGAGGTTAACTTTTTAAACTTTATCTGCTACCTTTACATTTATTAACTATAAAATAATTTGCAGTATGTCCACCATCCTCAGAGGCAAACATTGCCAGGTGTTTTGTATACGTCATTGTAGGCCAGTCCATTGTAGCAATAGTACTCATAGTATTTTCACCTTCACTCTTGAATTCCCAACCAATCCATTGGTATTCATCATCTTTTAAAATGGTATATTTTGGAGCATTAAAGTCAAGGTCAAACATTCCAGCCTCAACCCCTGCTCTTTTGGTACTTGAACTCTCCAACATATCTTCTTGCCCATCTATGAAGACAGTTGCATCACTTGTCATACAAAATGTGTCAGCAAATGCAGAACCTACAAAAAATATCAATAAAGTAAAAATCATTCCAATTGTAAATTTTTTCATATTATACTCCTATTAGTTTTAGTTGACGAGCAGTTTAAACTGCTCGTTTCATACAAGTTGATTCAGTCAGAAGTTTCCATCTATTTGAATCCATGTTTCTTAGGTCAGCAATCTTTTGAGCCATTCTCAAAGAAATCTCTCTAA